TTGATCAATGCTCTTGCCCAAATGGTGGTTTCAGGGTTTACCGGCGTTATTGCTGGCCTGGTGAGCATTGAAAGCGGACTGAGCATTTACATGATACTGGCCACTTCCGGAATAAGCGGGGCAATGGGTTCTGTCGCTTTGACCTATTTCTGGGAGCGCATCACCGGAGTTAAGGCACCATGACAGTTGATCAGATTATCGAGGGCATTCTCGGTAAAGAAGGGGGTTACGTAAATAACCCGAATGACAAAGGCGGTCCTACGCGCTGGGGCATCACGCAGACCACCGCCCGCGCATATGGCTATAGCGGCGATATGAAAGCGTTACCACGGGACACAGCCAAAGCCATTTACCTGTCGCAATACTGGACCGAACCGAAGTTTGACCGAGTAGCTGAGTTGTCGCCAGCCATTGCGCAGGAGTTATGTGATACCGGCGTGAACATGGGGCCGCGTGTCGCCAGTACATTCCTGCAGCGCTGGTTATCGGCGCTGAATATGCAGGGCAAGCTATATCCGGATCTGAAGACGGACGGCGCGATCGGCAACATCACCATCGCTGCCCTGAAAAGTTATCTCGCCGTTCGTGGCAAAGATGGTGAAAACACGCTGCTGAAGGGGCTGAATTGTAGTCAGGGTGCCCGCTATCTTGAGCTTGCTGAAGCCAGGGCGGCAAATGAAGATTTTCTCTATGGCTGGATAAAGGAAAGAGTGGAACTATGAACTATCTCATTAATCGACTGAAAGAGCCGTCCACCTGGCGCGGCATCATTCTTGTTGTTGCTGGCATATTTGGTTATCAGATGCCGCCGGGCATTCAGGAAACTGTCATCGCTGGCGGTGTGGCGCTGGCTGGCGTTGTGGGGGCGGTAATGCCGGACAGTGTTAAGAAATAATTAAGCAAAAGGCATTACAGAAGCTCCTGAGCAAAGGGGCTTCGATAATGCTGAATCGAGGTACCGACAAGCAGCTCAATAAAAAACCCCGAGGAGGAAATCCTTAATTTAACGGGGTGCTGAATTGACAGCCAATGAACAAATCATACTCACTCGATTCAGCACTCCGCCAGGTTGCAGATCAAAAAGAGGGTCGATTGGGTGTGTAAATAAGAGGTGTGGCTCATCCTTGAGCCTACGGGTAGAAACAGAAAGACAACCAAATATGGGCAGGACAGCGCCTGCTTTAAGCTTAGGCTAAAGACCCGGATTAACAAGGACATTATCATTTCCAGTGGATGTCCTGGGTTTTTCAGGAGCTTTTCAGAGGATAAAGGCTTCGATGTTTACCATTAATAGGTGTTCTCATCTAGAGGTGAAGGCTGTACCTTGATAATGTTGATTATCATTCACGATACTGGTGTGATTATGAAAAAGGGACTTCTGGGTACGATTCTTCTGTGTAGCATACTTATGGGGTGTTCCAGCCCCGCTAAAAATTCGCATCCAAAACTGCTATATTCACCAACTCCGGCATACCCGTATTACGCACTGGCTAACAGGATTGAAGGAGATGTCAGGGTGAGATACAACGTAGGAGTTGATGGAAAGATATCTAAGATATGGATACTCAGATCAGAACCGCAGCACCTCTTCGACTCAGCAGTCATTGCGGCAATGTCACAATGGCGTTACGAAACCAATAAACCGAGTCAGGGCCTGATAAAAACAATATTTTTCAAACTACAGGCTCCGCCAAGCTAAACTCGATAGCTGAGTAATCATGTGATTGTGAGCATCGAGAGCTACTTCATTCTTTGCCATCGCAGAGGCCACCTTCGGGTGGCTTTTTCATTACATTACAGAAGCTTTTTAGCAAAGAGCTTCGAAAATGCTAAACCGAAAAATCGAGTTGAAATCTGATAAAAAACCCCGAGGAGGGAAATCCAAGAATGCGGCGGGGCGCTGAATTAACAGCTAATGAACTTGATGGTACAGGCATTAACCCGTGTTGTATGCAAATTTCGCACGGTGATGCGATTAATCTGACTTCCGGTAATGGCTCATCCTTGAGCCGTTCGGGTAGTGACCTCGCTTCGTGAGAAGCAAAATCGATTTGAGTATAGAAAGTAGCAGAATCCCGACAAGCGTAAGCGATAATTATTCAGAAAATTCTCAGTGCCCCACCATCCATCGAAAAGATATTTACAGAGGTTTTATATGGCAGAAGTCACCGACGCTCAGCAGATTCGCCTGAACCTGCTTTCAGCCCTGAACTACGACACGGCAGCAGCAAAAGTCGCCGTAGAATTTGTTCAGGATGATCCGCTTAAGTACCAGTTATTCATCCAGCAATACAGCCGTGTCACATCAGAGACTGAGGTAGTAGCAAAGACGATGAAAGCAGTGCAGGAAGCAACTGAATCGTTGCCGCTCTTTGATACCAGCGCTGAACAATCCAGCTAAGCCATTACAGCAGGCGCCTGTGATAGTGTTGTTTCTCGTTCAGAAAAGGAGGTATCGAATGATACCACCTGATACGAATAGGCCCTGTAAAGGGCCTGCTGGTATTAACGCAAACCAGGCCCATGCGAGAATCCGCCACCAGGGCCACCACCATGACCACCGCCTGGACCTCCCGGAGGGAAAATACATCCTGAAAGAGACAGCGCACCACAGAGCACAAAAACAGCAAGCATAATTCTTTTCATAATAACTCCTGAACTAAAGAGCCTTGATTCCAAAACATAAAAGTGAATATTTTATGGAGAATGAGTAATTCCTTTTTCCCACTAACGTTAAATAAGAATAATCCATGGGTAATGACGATGTTATGCGCGAGCTGAGCAAAAACTTACCCGCCCCGTCAGTGGTTGATATCGCATGCAGCTGGGTGCGGATCATCTACCTGACAGACCACGATATCGATGTACTGGATAAGCAGAACAAGCGATATATTTTGGTGCACAACAAATCGGTGCTGGCCAATTGTTCACAACAAACTGAAAAGGCGAAGAAAAGAGTGCTGCTGAACCCAGGATGGTAGCACCGTGAAGTGCTATCGCAAGTTAACACCTGGTGATTTTGAGCGAATGAATCGCCTGAAAGGAGTGAGCCGTCATTTTTGCAGTCTGCTGGATACGGGCTATGGCACGTCCGGGCGCTGATTGCTAAGCCTTTTAGTTTACTGAAGCCTAAGAGTGAACTTCAGCTTCAGCAAAGTATTAGATCAGTTACTTAATAGGTTTACTTTCTGAGGGTAGGAAAATATTTCCGCAGTATGGGCAGATCAATGTTATATCGTTTTTTATTCTCGACAGGCTATGTGTTGACTGGCGAGAGCAGTGAGGACAGGTGCTTTTTACAGGTCTAAGTGTACGTATTTTGTCTTTGAGCATCGACATGGTTTTTATCCTCGTTAGTGATTGCTAACCATACACCTCAGGACAGAAAATAGCTCGCTTTATAACCGTTATTTTTTTGAGGCTACTTCGTTGTAGATGACAACGCACGACTAAAGCTAATCTCGTTAGGTCAGGGCCGTTGCACCTTTCGACGACGGGTAAATCAGCTAACGACATCTTCAAAGATTTTCATTGCGTGAGTGTGTTAACCCTTGGCGGGATAATCATCTGCCTGGACAGACTATTTTAGTGGCATTTGTCGGTTAAAAAGACGAACTGCCATAATTATATGTTCGTTAGTATGAAAAAAAATGAAATACACTACTATCATTGCACCTCCGTCCCCAACACCAGTTTGTCGGAGGTCAGTTGCTCGTTTGGATAAATCTCTCCCGGATGGCTCCTGAGAGTTTATTTAATCGATAACTGTGCATGACAAAAGGCCGCATCTCTTTTGCGGCCTTTTTCATAGCCATCAGAAAGGCCACATTTCGGAGGCACTCCACGTAGGTAGTTTTTTTAATGGCTATAACAATGTGCCTTCGATTGTTACGCATAGGGAGTTAACCCCCGTGGCTTATGCTGCAATTGCAGACGAACGATACACAGCAGGAATGACCTGTGAGCGGATTTACGAATCGGTGAGAACCTCTGTCCCCGCCAAGGGGTAACATAATCAAAAATCCCTGATAGGGGATTACTGAGGACAGTATGACCTTAATCCAGCACATTAAAATGCAGGGAGATGCGATATGTAACAAGGAGGCAGAAATTATAGCTCTTAGGATGGTTAATATTCAGGGGCAGCGGCAAGTACCATGTGATAACAAGCCGCAGTTGGGGGAAGGGAGCTCGGAAACTAGAGTTGTATTTCTGCCAGTATGGCTTAACTGTTAAATAATAACTCAAATTTATTATTTTTGTAGTCAAGCGTGAATGTGCAGTGTTGAAGAAACTCCATTCCAAGAATTGCTTTGAAATGACGCCCATTATCAACTAAAGGTGTTGCATGAAATTCTTGAGAAAAAAGGCGCCCGTCCAATGTTAGGCTCATAATAGCCCTTCGAGAAGTTGAATTAATTGTAGAAGTTCCTCCCTGTACCTGTATTTCTCGAGTAACTGGGAGTTCTAATTCATCAGCAAAATTATTATCGATATAACAAGCGGTAGCACCAGTATCGATCAGAACCATGACTGATTGATGTTTCTCGGGGCTCGGCATGTGGTAATGATTATCTTTGTCAGCTGCAGCAAATGTAACAGCTATCACGGGTACAGCCTTTGGTTGCGGTGTAGTTGAAAGTTCCCCGCTGTCGTTCATAAAGTATATTGGTAAATTAATTGCCATTTCATTTCCTTAAGCAGAACTAATCAGCCAATTTTCTGCCATTACATGTTCGTCTGTGTCCCACCACGGACGGGCCGAGCTATAACCTTACATGCTGAGGTTTCACAGTAACATCCTGATGTTTAACCAGTAGCCTCGCATCTGCGGGGCTTTTTGTATTCGTGATGCCACATGATGAAGAGCTTAAAAATTGAATACGTAGGAGGGAAGCTGGTGGTGATTTCGTATGACGATTTGTCATTCGCATCGTTGCCAGTTTCAGAGTTCCCCATCGACAGTGCCGCTTTCACTCTCTCCAAATTCATGCTTGAGGATGTGTATGCCACCACGAGCTAAACGACCTTGCCGGCACAGAGGATGCGCGGCAGTGACGAATGACGCCACTAGATACTGCGAGATCCATCGGCAGCAACACACTGGCGATGGCTGGCGTAACTATCAGACCGGAAAAACCCGACAGCAACGCGGATACGGTCGTTCCTGGGAAATCATTCGTGCCCAGATACTCGTGCGCGACAAATACCTTTGCCAGAACTGCCGACGCCACGGTATCGCCACAAAAGCTACCAGCGTCGACCACATCATTCCTAAAGCCCACGGCGGTACTGATGACAATTACAATCTGGAATCGTTGTGCTGGCCGTGCCACAGAACGAAAACCGCAACAGAGAGAACACGATGAAGAATTTAAAAATTGAATACGTTGATGGCCAACTCGTTACCGTTGATGTCGAGGGGATCTCGATGCTCAATGCAGGACTATCGGGCCTGAACTTCAGCCATTTCTTGGGGAAAGAACCGCATCTCAAGTTTGAGGTAGGTGGTGAAATTCCCGAGGGACTGGTTCCCGCTCAACCGCAACCGCAACCGCAAGAGCCAGCGCAAGCTTTCGAAGGCGAGCACCTGCCAGCCGAAACCGCACCGCGCCATCAGCGTAACCGCAATAAAAATCGCAACCGTAACCGGAGCCATTAATCATGTTCAGTCGTGATGATTTAACCATTTCAATGTACTACGCATCATCCACTGATGCTGAATCGGGTAACAAGCTGGCCACGATGACTATCGAAGTCCGCGATACAACTCCGATTGCTGTTCTGGCCCTGATGACACAGCTGCAGTGTGTGACCGATAAGGCGAAAAAGAAAACCTACTCGGTAGGCAAGCAAAGTATTGCCAACGGTTCAGATCCTCTCCTGGTCGCCATTGAAGGCCACTGGCGGACGCGTACGGAGGCTCTGGTTAAAGAGCTGTTGGCAGAAGTGATGGACTTCATCTCTGGCAGCGTTGGGCAGGAAAGCACCTGGGTTGGCCAGTACGGTCTCAAAGTATTTGAGAATGCCCCGCTGATTGAGCGTTTGCCGGAAAGTGTGCTGCAGGCTGATGGTGGCGTTGCACCGGCACCAACTGAAACCTGATAACGGCATTCTTAATGAATGGAGGGCATGATGGGTTATACCCGCTGTACTTATTGCGGTTCACAGCTTCATACATACGCGAACTGCCCGAAAACGTGGGGTGGTTCCTCACGTCGCGCCAATTTGCGCTGCAGTTATTGCGGTCAGTCCGGGCATAACTCGAGTGCCTGCCCACACAACGCGAGCAGCGGTCGTCGGCGCAACCTGAATGACGACTTCCACCTCGACTGAGGCAGCTGCCGCCAGGGGTAGGGGGGATCAAATCCCTGACCCCTTTCGCGCTTTGGGACTGCCGCTTGAAGGACATTTTTACACGCCAGAAATAAGGATCTTTTTTCCGGCAGGTTTCACCTATCAAAAGAGGAGTTATGGCTGCTGGTATTAGATCGTCTGGAGGGGGAAGAAAACCCGTTTTACCCACCGGGCAAAAAAGTAAACTGACCCGAATCGCGCCCCCGGCTGAGTTGATGGGGGAGGCGGCTATAAGAATATGGAAGACTCAAAGTAAAATCCTGATCGAAAGAGGCGTTTTTGAGCTTGAAGATGCCCCTTTACTTCTGGCTTACTGCAACGCCTTCCATCTGATGCTCGAAGCCGAAAAATTACTGGCTAACGGGCTGACAACTGAAAGCGAAATGGGAGGGTTAAAAAAACATCCTGCCGTAAACGTCAGAAATGACTCTGTTTCCCAGATAGCCCGTCTTGGCTCGCTACTGGGGTTAGATCCGCTCAGCCGTATCCGAATGACCAGCGGCAAAAATGATCAGGACGATGACGGGAATGAATTTGATGAGTTTGACTGATGGCCACATATCCGAACGTCAATGCGGCGAACCAGTATGCACGGGATATCGTTGGCGGGAAGATTCTGGCATGTCAGTTAACTATTCTTGCCTGCAAGCGACATCTTGATGACCTGGAACGCGCGAAGGATCCGAACTGGCCTTACCGGTTCGATAAAAATAAGGCAGAGCGATTTCTTCGTTTTGCACAAAAAATGCCACATACCGCAGGGGAATGGGCCCGCCGAAAACTCAGGATAGAATTTGAACCCTGGCAAAAGTTTGCCCTGGGTGTTCCGTTTGGCTGGGTAAATAAAAAAAGTGGCCTGCGGCGGTTCACTGAGATCTATATCGAAGTTCCTAGAAAGAACGGCAAATCAGCAATTGCCGCTGCCGTTGGCAATTATATGTTCTGCGCTGACGGTGAACATGGTGCGGAAGTGTACTGCGGCGCCACGACCGAAAAGCAGGCCTGGAAAGTGTTTGCTCCGGCGTTGTTGATGGTGAAAAAGCTGCCCGCATTGCGGCAGAAATTTTCTATAAAGCCCTGGGCAAAAAAAATGACTCGCCCGGATGGCTCCATATTTGCACCCGTGATTGGCGATCCCGGTGACGGTGATTCGCCGTCATGCGCCATTATCGACGAATACCACGAACATATTACCGATGCCCTGTATACCACGATGACGACAGGGATGGGGGCTCGCGAGCAACCCATTACGCTCATCATCACGACAGCCGGTTATGACATTACATCGCCGTGCTATGAGAAGCGGGAACAGGTGGTGGAGATCCTGCGCAAAACCCGCAATGGGGAAGAGAATGAGGGCATTTTCGGCATCATCTATGGTCTGGATGATGATGATGACTGGACTCAGCCGGAAGCGCTCATTAAAGCCAATCCCAATTATGGGATATCGGTAAAAGAGCACTTTCTTCGCGCAAAACAGTTACTGGCGATATCGAACCCCAGTCAGACCAACAAGATCCTGACCAAGCATTTTAATCGTTGGGTTAGCGCAAAAACAGTCTTTTACGATTTACAGAAATGGATGGCTGCTGCTGACAAGAGTCTGAAATTGTCTGATTTTGCCGATGAGGAATGCTGGCTGGGAATAGATCTAGCGTCAAAGGTCGATCTTAACGCCGTTATTCCTGTTTTTCGTCGCGATATAGAAGGTATTACCCATTTCTACTGCGTAGGCCCTATGTTCTGGGTGCCTGAAGACACCATCTATTCTGTCGACCCGAAGCTTAAGCATACCTCTGAACGTTATCAGTCCTTTGTGGGACAGGGCGTTTTAATTCCAACTGAGGGCGCAGAAGTAGATTATCGGCTGATTTTCGAATCCATCCTGCAGTTACGTCAGAACGTGAAAATCGCCCAGTGTCCTATCGATCCTTATGGTGCCACTTCCTTGCGCCATCTGCTTGAGGAAGAGGGACTGGAACCCGTCGAAATCAGACAGAACTTCACCCATATGAGCGACCCCATGAGAGAGATTGAAGCTGCACTGGCGTCGGGGCGATTCCATCATGACGGAAATCCCATCATGAACTGGTGCATCCAGAACGTTGTAGGTCGGTATTTGCCGGGCAGCGACGATATTGTCCGTCCGACAAAGGAGGGGAAACAAAACAAGATTGATGGTGCGGTTGGTTTAATGATGGGGATAGGGCGCGCCATGTTGAACAGCGCAGTCATCAAATCTATCTATGATGAGGAAGACGTAGCGTGCTAATCACAATTCTGAGTTTCATTATTGGCCTTGCCGGGGCTTTATTGGTTTCTACCGGAGCCTGGCTTTTATTACCTGCAGCGGGGTTTATCACAGGCGGAATACTCTGTCTGCTTTGGTCTTTTTTAATCGCGCGCTCGGTATCCGCCAGCGCAAAAAATAGCGGGGAGAAATAATGTTTATTCCCCAGATGTTTGAAGGTAAAAAGCGGTCCGTATCAGGTGGCGGATTCTGGGAAGCAATGCTGGGTGGTGTCCGTTCAAGTCACAGTAAAGCCGGTGTCATGATTACGCCGGAAACGGCGCTTGCACTTTCTGCTGTTCGTGCGTGCGTAACCCTCCTGGCGGAGTCCGTCGCGCAGCTGCCTGTCGAACTCTATCGACGAGATAAAAATGGTGGGCGGCAACGTGCGACAGACCACCCGATTTATGACCTGATTCATTCTCAGCCAAACCAAAAAGACACTTCATTTGAGTACTTTGAGCAGCAGCAGGGGTTGCTGGGGCTGGAGGGCAATTGCTACTCGATCATCGACCGTGACGGTAGAGGCTACCCAAAAGAACTCATCCCAATTAACCCGAAAAAGGTCATTGTTCTGAAAGGCCCGGACGGGATGCCCTATTATGAAATCCCGGACATCGGTGAAACGTTACCGATGCGCATGGTGCACCATGTGAAAGTCTTTTCTCTGGATGGCTATATCGGCAGTTCACCGATTCAGACGAACGCAGATGTACTCGGGCTGAATCTGGCAGTGGAGGAGCATGCATCTGCCACATTCCGGCGCGGAACAACCATGAGCGGCGTTATCGAGCGTCCACAGGCCGCCCCGGCAATCAAGAGCCAGGAGAAGATAGACCAGCTACTGGCTAAATGGACTGACCGATATTCTGGTATGCGTAATGCCTTTTCTGTGGCGCTGCTGCAAGAAGGAATGAGCTACAAGCAGATGTCGCAGGACAACGAGAAAGCACAGCTGCTGCAATCGCGCCAGTGGGGCGTGGAGGAAGTGTGTCGGCTCTACAAAATCCCGCCACACATGGTGCAAATGCTTGCGAAAGCGACCAATAACAACATCGAGCATCAGGGTCTGCAGTTCGTGATGTATACGCTCCTCGCCTGGCTGAAACGCCATGAAGGGGCACTGCAGCGTGATTTATTGCTGGCCAGCGAACGCCGCGACTTGTATATCGAATTCAACGTTTCCGGCTTACTGCGTGGCGACCAGAAATCGCGCTATGAGTCATATGCGCTGGGTCGTCAGTGGGGCTGGTTATCGACCAACGATATTCGCCGCATGGAAAACCTGCCGCCGATTGAGGGCGGGGACAGATATCTGACACCACTGAACATGGTCGACAGCAATCAAATTCTGCCAGGCGATAAAATTCCGACGGCAAAACAACTGGCTAAGATTGAAGCGATTCTGGCTCGTTAATTAAGGTGGTTGTTTTGCTGGCTACAGGCACCCTTTCATCAATTTTAGTGATAATATACCTGCATAATTCATAGGCCATTTCAGGTGCAAAAATGTTCTCAAATTATGATCCTAATCAGCCAATGAAGCCGACTGGCAGTATTAGAACATACAGCCAGGTGGCATTTAGAGTATTTCTGCTGGGTGCCGATGAAGAAGATCTCACCCGGCGTTGCAAGAGTGTAGGATGGCCCGTCGAGCGGACGAAGTTCAAAAATCACGAGTGCCTTGCTGTATCTTTCTCCGAATATTTTCCAGCAGAACAGGAAAAAAACTTTGCTCAGCTTGGCTTCAAAATGTTTTGCAAAGAAATGGACTTTCCCAGGAAAGATTCGAGGGGCTTCGACGATGTGAATGTAGAGTTCACTCTCACAGGACGACAATCTACCTCTATAGAATAAGCGCCTCACCTCCGATATCTATTAAACCCGCGAAAGCGGGTTTTTTTATAGGCAAAACTCATGAATATCACAAACCTAAATCTGCCGCATCTTACCGCCCAAGTGTTTGGCGTCCCGCATTACGTCACGCAGCAAACGATGGATGCCGTAAAGGCCGTGTTGCTCCCGCGCATTCAGGGAACAGTGACGGACCCGGTTTTCACGATGGCACTCAATCCGGATGGCACCCCGACTCCTGAGCAGGTCCAGCCAGCCGGTGGCGTGGCTGTTATTCCTGTACATGGATTACTGGTGCCGCGTCGGGGACAAATAACGCAAGCCTGTACGGAGCTAACCAGCTATGAGCGTATTCGCAGTCAGTTGCACGCGGCGTTAAACGATTCATCCATCAGCGAAATCGTGCTGGATATAAATTCCGGTGGGGGTTACGCCTCCGGGTGTAAAGAACTGGCAGATTACATCTATCAGTCGCGAGAGACGAAATCCATTACCGCGATTGTTAACTTCAACGCGTTTTCAGCGGCTTATTTTATTGCCTCTGCCTGCAATAAAATCGTTATTAGCCAGACCAGCGGCGTGGGGTCTATCGGGGTGATAATGGAACACCTGGATACATCGAAAATGGAAGAGAATATCGGTGTAAAATTTACCTCCATGTATCGTGGAGATAACAAAAATAACGGTACTTCTCATGAGCCACTGAGTGAAGCCTCTCTCGCAATGTACGACAAGATACTTGACGATATGTACCAGACATTCACGACTTCGGTTGCTGAATATCGAGATTTAGATTTACAGGCCGTTATTGGCACACAGGCAGGGACTTTTTTCGGTGCCGGTGCTATTTCTGCCGGTCTGGCCGATGAAGTTTCAGACCCTCAGTCGGCGATCAATGCTATTGCGGCGAAGTACAAAACGCCTCAAAAAGCCGGTTCCATCAAGCTGCAGGCGGCAGCGATGGACCTGCAAACCAGAATGTAACCCGACGCAAGCGCGTCACCACCAGAAAGCAGCCTCCGGGCTGCTTTTTTTATACCTAAAAAGAGAGAAATAAAATGCCACAGATTGAAGAATTGCGTCGTCAGCGTGCGGGTATTAACGAACAAGTCCAGGCGCTGGCCACGATTGAAGCGAATGGCGGTACTCTGACAGCGGAGCAGCTGACAGAGTTTGCTGGTCTGCAGCAGCAGTTCAGCGATATCAGCGCCAAAATGGAACGACTGGAAGCTGCTGAACGTGCCGCAGCGGTGGTTGCGAAACCAGTTAAAGCTACACAGCAGGCTCCGGGAATTGTTGTGAAGCAGGAGCCGAAGCAATATACCGGTGCCGGGATGACTCGTCTTGTCATGGCCGTTGCAGCGGGGGCGGGCAATCTGCAGGACGCGGCAACGTTTGCCGCAGAAGAACTGAATGACCCATCTGTATCGATGGCCATCTCCACTGCCGCATCATCTGGCGGAGTTCTCATCCCGCAGAACCTGCACAGCGAAGTGATTGAGCTACTGCGTGACCGTACCATCATCCGTAAGCTGGGTGCCCGCTCCATTCCGTTGCCTAATGGCAATATGGCGCTGCCGCGCCTGGCCGGTGGTGCAACGGCAAGTTATACCGGCGAAAACAAAGATGCCAAAGTGTCGGAAGCGCGCTTTGATGATGTGAAACTGACGGCAAAAACCATGATTGCGATGGTGCCAATCTCTAACCAGCTGATTGGGCGTGCCGGGTTTAACGTTGAGCAACTGGTCCTGCAAGATATTCTGACCGCCATTTCTGTTCGCGAAGATAAGGCGTTCATGCGTGATGACGGTACCGGCGATACGCCGACGGGTATGAAGGCGCGGGCAACCGAATGGAACCGCCTGCTGCCGTGGGAAGCTACCGAAATCAATCTGAACACGATTGATGAGTATCTCGATAAGATCATCCTGATGGCAATGGACGGTAACAGCAACATGATCAGCTGCGGCTGGGGCATGTCCAACCGTACTTACATGAAGCTGTACGGCCTGCGTGATGGCAACGGTAACAAAGTCTATCCGGAAATGTCCCAAGGGCCACAGAGCATGCTGAAGGGCTACCCGATTCAGCGTACCAGCGCTATTCCTGCCAATCTGGGTACCGGCGGTAAGGAGTCCGAGATCTACTTTGCCGACTTCAATGACGTGGTTATTGGTGAAGACGGCAATATGAAGGTCGATTTCTCGAAAGAGGCCTCTTATATCGACGCCGATGGCAATCTGGTGTCTGCGTTCTCCCGCAACCAGTCTCTGATCCGCGTGATTACTGAACACGACATTGGCTTCCGCCATCCTGAAGGGCTTGTACTCGGGACTAAAGTACTGTTTTAACCGACCCGGCATTTTGTGCGACCACGGTCGCACAGAAGAAAACACTCAACCACCTCTGGCCCGCAACAGCGGGCTTTTTCTATTCCTGGAGAAATAACATGGCAGGTAAATCGACCAAACCAGCGGCGACCGAAGACGGTTCGGATGTCGAAGGTTCAGAAAACACTGCTGACCAAATTGTGGTCGGAGCGAACACTTCGGGGCGTAAGGCCGTCGTTTTCTTAGGCCCTCATCATCGATATTCGCGCGGCGATACGGCCTGCTTTGATGCAGTCCATGCTGAAGAGTTGGTCGAACGTCATATCGCGGTATGGCCGGAAGACGCAAAGAAAGCGATGGCCCCCCGCAAGGGAGAAAGTGATTTTGATACTGACATTGGATGATGTGAAAACCCAGCTTCGCCTGGAGCTGGATTTCACTGAGCACGACGCCATGCTCACGAGAATGGTTAACGCCGCACAGCGAAGCATCGAGCGTGATTACAACTGCAAGCTGGTCACCAGTGATGAGGCGCTGCAAGCGCTCCCTGATACCGTCCGTGGATTCGTGGCAGATGAGGATATCAGGCTGGCCGTGCAGTATCTGGTCAGTGATGCATACCTGAATGGCCACACAGGGCAATGGCTGGAAACCGCAGCAGTGAAGTATCTCCTTTTCCCTATTCAGGAGCATACCGTATGAGCCTGAAACCGGGAGATATGAACTGCCGCATTACGATTGGCTATCTTCAGTCCGGTCGTGGACCGTTGGGCGAACCGCTGCCGGAAAAGTTAGTTGAATCGGGAAAGGCCTGGGCAAAGCGGGAACTGGTATCGGGTAGAAAAGTCCGCACGATGGACCAACAGCAGGTTATGGAAACCTGTTTGTTTACCGTCTATCCGGGCGTGGTGGTCGATATCGACTGGAAAATCAAGACAAAAGACCTGGTTTATACAGTCCGAAATATCGACCGAAAAACGGACCAAACCATCATTACCGGGGAGGCAGACGGGCGGCATGATAGAACTGGCGATTAAAAATGAGCTGGAGCGCATCACCGGCATGGATGCGTACCCGCTTTTACTGCCGGACACGGTCCAGGAAGGGGTGACCTTTCAGCGTATCTCTGACCCGGAAATGTACTCGGGAACATTGCGGACGGGGATCGTATCGGCCCGTATCCAGGTGAATCTGTACCGCGTTGATGATTACACCTCACTGCTGCAGCTGGATAAAAAAATCTGGTCGGAATGGAAGTCAATCGTTCATGGCCAGCTGGATGGTGTCCCGGTCCAGTATGTTGAGCGTGGTGGCATTCAACAGGATAAAACGACGCTGACGAACCGCAGCATCCAGTACCGCATGATTCGTGATTTCATCATTCACTACGTGGAGGACTCATCATGATCCGAATGGAAGTGAAAGGGCTGGATGAGCTGGAACGGCAGTTAACCGCTTTGGGGGAAAAGGTCGCGACGAAGGTGTTACGGGATGCCGGTCGTGAGGCGTTAAAGGTTGTCCAGGAGGATATGAAGCAGCATGCTGGCTTTGACAAGGAAAGTCCCGGCCCTCATATGCGCGACAGTGTAAAAATCAGCTCAAGGAAGGGATCAGCTAAGTACCGCAGTACCGTTGTCACACTCCGGGTCGGACCGAGTAAAAAGCATCATATGAAAGCACTTGCGCAGGAGTTTGGCACCGTTAAACAGGTGGCTCAACCATTCATCCGACCGGCGCTGGATCACAACGTCCAGAAGGTTCTACGCATCCTGGCGGTCGAAATCCGCAACGGCATTCAAAACAGGTAGTGTTCGCTACCATTCATAAAAAAGAGAGAAAACTATGGCTGATAAGAGTTCGCCTGAATATGCGATGTTGCCTGCCGGCACCATCGTAAAATACGGGGAACCCGGCGCTGCAGCATCGGCTCTGAAGCCGCTGGTTAACTGTAAAGCGCTGGGCGCAATGGGGCAGACTGGAGGTTTTGTCGACTGCACTACGCTGCTTGATAAGCAGAAACAATCCATCAGTGATCTGCCTGACGGGCCTGAAAAGTCGCTGGGTTTTATTGATGATCCGAGCAATACGGATTTTGCCGCTCTGCTTAACGCAGCGGAAGCCCGAGAAACTATCCAGCTGTATGTTGAACTACCGAACAAGCGGACGGCGACGATGTTGCTGGCGCTGTCCGGCTGGCAGATGAACGAAATCACCGCTCCGGCGAGTGAGGTCATTCAGATCACCGTGCAGGGAAAGCAGAACAAAATCACCTGGGGCACTGCCAACAGCAGCGGGGCATAACCACATCATTATTTAAGTGACAGCCACCTCCGGGTGGCTATTTTATGGAGAGTAACTAATGAAAGATGACGTTAAATCCCGCCTTCTGGCCCCTGACAGTGATGCAGTTCCTGTCCAATTGTTTGGCAGCGAATTCCATATCAGGCGTCTTACCGCCTTTGAGATGTCAGAGTTTGAAGATAAAGCATCACAGCTGACCGGTCCCGATAATACGCGAGGGCTGATGCTGGAAGCTGCAGGGCTGGTCCTGAGCGCTCTGGTCGACGAAAATGGCCTTCCCCTGCAGAACCTGCCTTCTCCGCTGGAACTGATGAAATCACGCTCCTATGCATCGATAACCGAGGCGATGAGCAAGGTCCAGCGTTTTAGCTACGGTACGCTGGAGGAAGCACAAAAAAACTAATGAACTCCCCCTGGCTTATGGCGGTTTTTTCGCTTGCCGCTCGCATGGGGGAGTATGACCCACGAAAAATTGCCAGTCTTCCTGCAGATATTCTTCTTTACTGGCAGGCCTGGTTCTCCCTGAGCGGTGGTGAAGCTGTTCATCTTTCCGCTCCAGAAACCACTGCCAGCCATTCCCCTTCTCTTGCTGACCAGCAGTGTGCTGATGTTATGAGGATTCTAGGACAATGAGTGATGTAGCCAGCTTATCGGTTGCCCTGCATCTGAATTCAGCTGCATTCCGGTCGCAAATTACCGAGGCATATCAGAACGCAGGGCAGGCCAGTAAAAAATTTAATCAGCAGGCGACAGCACAGGCTAACGAGCTGACAACAGCGATAGCCAAAACCGTCGAGGCCGCAAAAAAAATCGGCGTGCAGGGTGCTAATGATGATCAGTTTGCCGGTGCCACCCGAGGTGCTGGCCAACTGAACTTCGTGCTTCATGAAGTTGCAGCCGGGAGTAATGTCGCCAGCAGCAGCATAATTAATGCACTTATCCCCGCCGTTCATACCTTAAAGGGGCGACTTGACAGTTCGGCAGGAGGCTGGAAGACACAGCAGGATGCAGCCCGTCAGGCAGCTGCCGAACTGGAGTCGGCGGCAAAGGCACAAATTGCGGCGGCACAGGCCGAAAGGCAGTCTGCGCTGAATAAAGCTGCTATCGCTGAAAAGACGATAGCTGCAGCGCAGGCCCAGCGTGAGCAGGCGATTGCGTTGGACGAGTATTACGCGAAACAAACCGAAGTTAATAAGCTGTACGGGCTGAATGTCAGCTATCAGGATGAACACCTGAAGAATGAGCGGGCCATCATTGAAGCGAACCGTCTTGAGGCCAGCGGGCTTGAAAAATTAAAAGCCGCCAAAGCGGTTGTTGTGACCGCTGATGCCGCCGAAACAGGTGGAAAGGCGGCACTAACAGCAGCAACAGAAGCTGCTGCTGCGGCAAATACCCAGCTTACTGTGACCCAGCGTATTGCAGCGACCAGCAGCCGGGCGCTTAGTTCGGCGATGAGTCTGCTGGGTGGACCTGTTGGTATTGGCCTGTCGGTGCTTGCTGCCGGTGGCTCAATGATTTACAGCGAGTTTAAAAAATCCGAGGAGCAAACAAAAAAACTGAATGCGGCGCTACTCGGAACGAGAACGTCAGCTCAGTTATCTCTCACTGAACTGAGAAGCCTCAATGCTCAGCTTGGTGGTACAGAACATTCCCTTTCTGCTGTGGTCGCTACGGCAAACGGTGGTTTCAGTGGTGCATTGCTGCATGAAGTTGCATCTATTGCGACAGCCTACGCTGAAGCCGGTGGGAACGCTGAGGATCTGGTCAGCAAAATATCTGCCCTGAAGGGAGACCCGCTTAATGCGATGGCCCAGCTGACAGCCCAGGGCATTTCGCTGAATGAATCCATTGTCGCACAGGTTATCAGCCTGACGAATAAAGGGGAAACAGCGAAAGCAACGCAGCTCATCATGGAACAAGCTCTTGATGCGGAAAGCGTTAAGCTGAAAGAGCTGGCGGCACATGCGGAAACTTATCTTGATAAGTTAAAAAATCTTGGGCGTGAGTGGGGGATACTCGGAAGTCTTGGTGAAACCATTGCTTTGACCGATCTCCTCACTAAAGACCAGAAAGAGTTTGACGAAAAGACACGCCGCTTTATCGCTACAAGCAAAGCAGGATACGCCGAGGCACAAAGTGACCGTATAAAAAACGCTGCCGGGCTGAAGAGCTACATGGATGCCGGGAGTACCGCAGCAGAAAAGCGTGCTGCAGCGATAAAAAAACTCAATAACAGCATTTACGCATCCGGCTCGCAGGAGTATCAGCGGATCCTGAAAGGGATTAATGATGAATACGACAAGGCCACGAAGAAAGATAAACCCAAAAAGTCTGGTAGCGGCGAGACTGAAGGGCAGCGAATGCTGGAGCAGGCACTGCAACGAAACGCAGTACTGAAAGAACAGGCGCAGACCACTGATACGTTGACAGAATCCGAACGACAGCTGGTCGCCTTTAATGAAAAACTCTCCGGGCTGAAGGGTGAAAACCTGACCAAAAGCCAGCAAAGCCTGGTGAATATGCAGGACCAGATCCGGGCGCAACTGCAGTCGAATATTCAGCTTGAAAAAGAAGCCGTCTTGCGAAAAACCTCGCTGAAATATCAGGCTGAAAGCCGTAAGTGGGCTGAAGAGGCTCAGGCTATGCAGCGCGAAGCTGCTCTGAATCTGGAGAAGTACAACCTTTCCGAACAGGAAGCTAGCGACGCAGAAGCCCGTAACGCCATTATTAACCGCTTTAATCAGCGGCGCATTGCGCTGGAGAAAGATTTTACCGATACCACATCGGCTGAATATCAGGCCCGTCTGGCCGATCTGGTGCGGATAAAGCAGCAGGAACTGCAGATTACCGAGCAAAGCGTGCAGGATCGTCTGAGAGCAGAACAGGATTACAGTGCGGGATTCAGGCGTGGGGCGAAGAACTGGACAGATAATGCGCGGGATGCAAACAGCCAGATAGCCAGCTTTACCACGAGTGCCTTTGACAGCATGGCAAGCTCCCTCGCTTCCTTTGCCATAACCGGTAAAGGAAGCTTCAAAAGCTTTACTATTTCAATCCTTTCAGATTTGGCGCAAATTGCCACGCGTATCGCGCTTTCCAGTGCACTGCAGAGTATTTTTGGCATGGTCGGTTCTGCTTTTGGCGGTGCGATCGGAGGAAGTGCAGGTGCGGCAGGAGGTGGAAATACGCCGTCCGGATCGTATGAAGCCGCTGCAGCCACGGTGGAATTCAACGCAAAAGGTGGCGTCTACGATTCCCCTTCATTAAGTGCCTACAGCAACCAGATCCACGACACCCCGCAGTTCTTCGCCTTTGCCAAAGGCGCGGGGGTATTTGGTGAGGCTGGTCCGGAGGCCATTATGCCACTGACCCGAGGGACTGATGGTTCGCTGGGCGTCCGTGCCATTGGTGAACAGTCCTCCGGCCCGGCCCTGTCGGTCATTAAGGGGCTGATTGATATGGCGACACAGTCACTTCTGACCACGATTCAAAGACTTGTCGGAACAGGTTTCAGCACAAGCGCAGAGGGGATCACCGGAATGGGGGCTGCTCCGATGATACCTGCGCCGCGTGCCGCGGATGAGTTTTCAGGCATCCGGGCGACAGCATCCGGCCAGCCCTCAGCGTCTGTTGAAGGGCCAAAAGTCTGGATCACCATTTCTGGCGACAAAACCTCGACTGACAGCACGTCAGGGTTTGAAGAGTTTGGCCAGCAGATTGGGTCGTTCGTCGAGAAAAAATATCGTGAGCTGCAGGCGAAGGATATGCGCCCGGGTGGCGCTATCTGGAGCGCCGTAAGAGGACAACGCTAATGGCCATCGAGATATTCACCTGGAGTCCCCGGGTAAACCCAACGCAAACAGTGAAGTTTCGCACCAGAAAGGCGGAATTTGGTGACGGGTATACGCAGGTTTCAGGGGACGGATTAAATACCCGGTCACAGGAATGGGAGCTGAGTTTTGTCGGTACTGAGGAGTATATCCGACCGATAAAACAGTTCCTGGACCGGCATGCAGGTACAAAGTCGTTTCAGTGGACTCCGCCGCTTGAAGATGCGGGGCTATTCCGTTGTGAACAATATAAGCCCGTGCCGATGGGCGGGGGGAATTATTCACTTTCAGCCACTTTTATTCAGGGATTTAAACCATGAGTCTTAATTCAGATTATCAGAAGCTGGAGCCGGGTGATCAAATCCGGTTATTTGAAATAGACGGTCGTTCCTTCAATATGGGCGAAGTCTTATATTTTCACGGTTATAACGTCCCACATTCAGCCGAGGAAATTATCGCTGCCGGTGGCGATGAATCAAAGCTGCCAGCGAAAAGCATCTGGTGGCAGGGTACCGAATATAAAGCCTGGCCGTGCGAGCTGGAAGGGATTGAATCCAGCACCTCGGGGAGCGATGCGCAACCAACGCTGCGGGTGGGCAATATCGACGGATCAATTACAGCGCTGTGCCTGTATTACGACGACATGGCGCAGGCGCGGATCACGATACATGAGACTCAAAAGCAGTATCTCGATGCGCGAAACTTCACGGAGGGAAACGCGTCCGCAGACCCGACGCAGGAAAAGCGTCAGTTGTATTTTATCGATGCCAAAAATCTTGAAACCGACGAAGCGGTGGAGTTCACCCTATCAAGCCCGCTGGACCTGCAGGGGCTAATGATTCCTACCCGGCAATACCACTCGATTTGCACCTGGTGTACTCGCAACCAGTACCGCAGCGGCGATGGTTGTGATTATGCCGGGACAAAATATTTCGATAAGAACAACAAACCGGTCGATGACCCTTCGAAGGACGTCTGCAATGGGACGCTCTCGGCGTGCAAATTGCGCTTTGGTGAAAACAACGAGCTACCGTTCGGGGGGTTCCCTGGCACGTCGTTGATAAGGAGCTGATATGCGCCAGAAAACGATTAAAGCCATTCAGGCGCATGCTGCGTCTGAGTACCCGCGCGAGGCCTGCGGGCTGCTTGCTCAGAAGGGCCGTGTTGAGCGGTATTTCCCCTGCAGGAACCTGGCCAGCGAGTCGATTGATAATTTCGTCCTGGCTCCAGAAGATTACGCAGAGGTAGAAGATTGGGGTGTGGTCATCGGTATTGTTCACAGCCATCCGGATGCGACCACTCAGCCCAGCGAACTGGATAAAGCGCAGTGTGATGCCATGCTGCTCCCCTGGCATATCATTAGTTGGCCGGAAGGCGATCTCCGCACCATCCATCCAAGGGGTGAGTTGCCGCTCATCGAGCGACCGTTCGTGCTTGGCCATTACGACTGTTGGGGGCTGGTGATGAGTTATTTTCGGCAGACCCACGGCATCGAGCTGCATGACTACCGTGTCGACTATCACTGGTGGGAAAACGATTATCCGGATAATTTCTACCATGATTGCTGGTACGAATGCGGGTTCCGTGAATTTGATGGCCCGCCGCAGCCGGGCGATATGGTCATCATGCAGGTGCAGGCCGATAAGTGGAACCATGCCGGGATTCTGCTGGAAGGGAACATGCTGCTGCACCATCTCTATGGCCACCTCAGCCAGCGTGTGCCATATGGTGGATACTGGTTAGACAGAACGATGAAAATCGTTAGATATCATTCACTACTTTAAGGTGTCTGTATATCATGCTCCTAACTCAATATACAGGAGCATGCGAATGAATGAGGCCATCACCGAGCAGTTATATAATAAAGTTGTAAATTTCGTTAATAAAATGGAAGGGAGTGTGCATTTTGATTATATATCCAAATCCTTGCGCATCCCTCCTGATACTCTTGATGAAATTGTAGATAAGATGATTGCTGACGGTATAGTTGTTAACACAGGAATGGTAGGTGAATATGTAGTAGTGAAACACGCATCTTGCAAAAGCTCTAGTAAGGAGATTCGATGCAGCACGTCTCAAAAAAACAATGACGGTAGTCAACTAAAGTTCCTTGTTGAGAGAATAATACTAATTACGGCCATATTATTTTTTCTTATAACTTGCTTTTATGCTTACAGAGTACCGATATCTTTTGTTTTTCTAATCCCAACGATAATGACTGTATTTGTTTTTGTAGACAAGAATCATGGCGGAGAAGGTTTCCTAGGGTTGAGTTCTATCTTAGCATGTTTAATTTTTTTGTTTCTCACTAATGCGCAGTCTCCAATATTTGGAGACGCTTATGCATTAAGAAAACAGAGGGATGACATGAAAAATGAAATTACTAGAAAAGCGAAGGAAGAAGAGCGGCAACAACTTAATGATATCCTTAACGCCAGAGAGCACATAAAAGTGAAGCTCAAAGATCCTTCTTCAGCTAAATTTTCTGGTGAATTTATTGGGGGAAATGGTGCCATCTGTGGTTATGTCAACGCTAAAAATAGTTTTGGTGGTTACACTGGGGAATCTCGCTACATATTTTCTGTCAATTTTTCTGCAATAGATGAAGGCATCACTTCCTTTAATAAGGAGTGGGAGAGACAGTGTTATTTTAATTGAATGGCAAGGATAATATATGCAAGAAACCATGACACGGATAGAGCTTTCTGGCGTTTTGGGAAAAACCTTTGGCAGGCTCCACTATCGTTTAATTAGCACAATTCATGAAGCAAGCGTGGCGCTAGCAGCGACCATTCCTGGGTTCGAAAAATTCATGATTAACAGTAAGGAACAGGGACTGACTTTTGCAGTTTTCAGGGGCAAAAAGAATATTGGTAAGGATGATTTGGGATTTCCTGCTACAGGAGAAGTCATCCGCATCGTTCCTATAGTTATTGGTAGTAAAAAGGCCGGGATTCTTCAAACGATTCTTGGCGCAGTGCTGGTCGTTGTGGGCGCGGTAATGACGTATGTTTCGGGCGGGACGGCTTCTCCACTGGCTGCAAGCCTTATGACCAGCGGCGCAGCCATGATGCTAGGCGGCGTCGTCCAGATGCTTTCCCCTCAGCCCGGAGGTCTAGCCCGCAGAGAATCTCCCGAGAATAAAGCCAGCTATGCCTTTGGCGGTGTAACAAATACCGCCTCACAGGGTTATCCCGTTGGTTTGCTTTATGGTAAGCGGCGAATTGGCGGCGCGATTATTTCCGCCGGAATTTATGTCGAAGACCAGCAATAGATGTTTTAGTAAATAACACCCTCCAGTACAGGCCACCTTGCGGTGGCTTTTTTTATGGGCGTAATATGGCAAATAACATAATCAAAGGGCGCAAAGGTGGCAGCTCAAGCCAGCGCACGCCGACAGAACAGCCGGATGATTTACAGTCCGTAGCAAAAGCCAAAATTCTCATCGCGCTGGGTGAGGGCGAATTTGCAGGTGAATTGACGGGCAAGGATATTTATCTCGATGGTACCCCGCTATTAAATGCCGACGGGTCAGAGAACTTTTCCGGCGTGGCCTGGGAATTTCGTCCCGGAACACAGGCCCAAAAATATATTCAGGGTATTCCGGGTACTGAAAATGAAATCAGTGTCGGAACAGAAATATCCAGTGAAACCGCCTGGAGCCATACGTATACCAATACCCAGCTTTCCGCCGTTCGCGTCCGCCTGAAATGGCCTTCACTGATGAAACAGGAAGATGACGGCGATGTCGTGGGGAATACCGTTAAATACGCCATCGATTTACAGACCGATGGCGGTGCATGGCAGACCGTGCTGGAAACGGCGGTGACCGGGAAAACCACTTCCGGCTATGAGCGCAGCCACCGCATCGACCTTCCGCAGGCGGGGAGTACCTGGACTTTGCGACTGCGGAAAGTCTCGCCGGACGCCAACAGCGTCAAAATCGGCGATGTGATGACGCTGCAGAGCTACACAGAGGTAATCGACGCGAAGCTGCGCTATCCGCATACCGCGCTGCTCTATATCGAGTTCGACTCCAGCCAGTTTAATGGTTCCATCCCGCAAATTTCCTGTGAGCCACGCGGGCGCGTGATCCGCGTTCCGGATAACTATAATCCAGAAACCCGTGAGTATACCGGCACCTGGACAGGTGGCTTTAAGTGGGCATGGACGGATAACCCGGCATGGATTTATTACGATATCGTTGTTTCAGACCGGTTTGGCCTCGGCAACCGCCTGACCAGCGCCAATATTTCTAAATGGACGTTGTACCAGATCGCACAGTACTGCGATCAGCTGGTTCCGGATGGTAAGGGCGGCGACGGCATGGAGCCTCGCTATCTCTGTAACGTCTACGTGCAGGAACGCAACGATGCCTACACCGTGCTGCGTGACTTTGCGGCTATTTTCCGGGGAATGACCTGCTGGAGCGGTGAGCAGATTGTTGTGCAGGCGGATATGCCGCGTGATGTCGATTTCAACTATACGCGGGCGAATATCATTGGTAAACCGCGCTATTCGAGCAGCACCAGCAAGGCTCGCTACACTAACGCGCTCGTATCCTGGTCTGATCCGGCGAACGCGTATGCTGATGCGATGGAACCGGCGTTTGTTCCGGAGCTGGTTTCCCGCTACAGCTTTAACCAGCTCGAAGTGACGGCCATCGGGTGTACCCGGCAGAGCGAAGCCCACAGGAAAGGGCTGTGGGGCATTCTGACAAACAACAAAGACCGGATGGTTGAGATTGATGTTGGTCTCGATGGCAAAATCCCGCAGCCGGGTTATATCATCGGCCTTGCCGATGAGTTGCTGGCCGGACGTGTGAATGGCGGGCGTATCAGCGCGGTTAATGGCCGGGTTATTACGCTCGATCGTGATGTCGATGCAAAAGCCGGGGACCGACTACAGCTTAATCTTCCGTCCGGGATTTCCCAGGCCCGGTCCATTCAGTCAGTGAACGGTCGACGGCAGATAACAGTCACTACGGCGTACAGTGAGACGCCGGAAGCAGAATGCGTCTGGGTTATTGAGTCCGACGATCTGTATACACAGCAGTATCGTGTTATTGGGGTAAAGGACAACAACAACGCCACGTATACAATTACTGGCGTGGCCCACGATCCGGACAAATTCCCGCGTATCGATACCGGCGCGATCATCGACCAGCGCCCGATAAGCGTTATCCCTCCAGGGAGTCAGCAGCCGCCGGAAAGCATCGTTATCAGCTCGTATTCTGTGGTGAATCAGGGCATCAGCGTCGAAACGATGCAGGTGCACTGGAATGCGGTGAAAGATGCGATTTCGTATGAAGCGCAGTGGCGACGTAATGACGGTAACTGGATTAACGTGCCGCGCAGTTCGACCACCTCGTTCGAGGTCAGCGGCATTTACGCCGGTCGTTATCTGGCCCGTGTCCGGGCGATCAACGCTGCAGAGGTCTCCAGCGGCTGGGCATACTCAGAAGAGAAAACGCTGACCGGAAAAATCGGTTTGCCGTCGGAACCGCTGGCGCTGACCACCACTTCCCTGCTGCATGGCGTGCAGCTGAACTGGGAGTTCCCGGAGGGGAGTGGCGATACGCAGAAAACCGAGCTGCAGTACAGTCCTAATCCCAACGGCAACGGGGCGATGGCGCTGTCTGATGTGGCGTATCCGGGCAAAACCTATCAGCAGTTGGGCCTGCAGATTGCGGCGATGTTCTGGTACCGCGCGCGGATCGTTGACCGTATCGGCAATGAAAGTCCGTGGACGGCCTGGGTGCAGGGGATGGCCAGCGACGATATCGGTGAGTATTACGACAAGCTGACTGATGCGATCAAGGACACGGACGCCTGGCAGGAAGTCCAGCGGGATATTGAGGAGACTCATAAGGAGCTGCTGGATACCGCCGATGCTATTCGTGAAGAAGTCACGCAGCAGGTTGACGGGCAGATAGAGTCCGTCAACAAGACGATAACGGAGAATATCAACAGCGTAAATCAGACGCTCAGTGACAATATCACGGCAGTCAACAAGAGCATCACCGATGCCGTGAGCGAGATTAATGCCTCCGTTGACCAGCAGATCGCTGACGTTAACAAAACCCTGACCGAGGGGGATGCTGCGTTAAAATCCCAGCTGCAGGCGGTTGAAAACAGTCTGAAACAGTCCATCGCCCAGGCGAATACAGGCTGGGACAAAGCGGTAAAACAGGAGACTGCCGACCGCATTGCGGACGTCAACGCGAAAGCGGCGCAGGCGGCAGACCAGCTGCTGAATGAAAAAAACGAGCGCGTGGCCGCCATTGATAATCTGCAAACGATTATTCAGGACGGCGACGAGTCACTGGCCCGTCAGATTTCTGAAATTTCCGCCGGTAGCGGGCAGCAGTTTGATTCGTTCAGTATCTGGTACTTCGATAAAGACAATGAGGGGTGGACCGAGGACGATGCCGGTCAGGTGCCGATGCAAATCACGGACGACGGCTGGCTGAAAGCACTGAACAGCACCGCCTCCTGCCGTTCGCCCAACGGGCACACTATTCCGGCTTCCTCCTATCGCACCGTCATGCTGCGTATTAAACGCGTGGGTAATCCGGCATGGAAAGGGCGGCTTTACTGGATTGGTACAGAGGAAACCGGCTGGAGTGATGCCCGCTCGGTGAGTATCGCGGAGCAGGAGTTTGACGGCGATGGTATCAGCGTGGTGGCCATCTCCGATGTGAACTGGAATGCATCCGGTACGGTCCGCCGCTTTCGCCTGGATCTGGCTCAGGGGCAGAATGCTGACAACCATTTCCTGATCCACTGGATATCGGTCGGGCGTCCGGCACCGGCGGCCAGTACTGCGGCGCTGCGTAATGAGGAGATGGCGCGGACACAGGCAGATGAAGCGGAAGCGCTGAAGCGCTCCACGCTGGCGGCACAGATAAGGGGAACGACGGACAGTAACAGCCTGGCGGATCTGCGTTCCGGCCTGCTGTATCAGGAGATGAGTGCCCGTATCACTGCTGATAAAGCAGAGGTGACAGCCCGGGAATCGCTGCAGACGCAGTTCAACGAGAATAAATCCTCGGTCGCGGAGGAGCTGAGTTCCCTGTCGACCGCACAAAGCGCACAGGCCAGCAAAATCAGCGGGCTGGAAACCAGTCTGGGTAAAAAAGCCGAGGCAACCGCGCTGCAGTCCCTCACGCAAAAGGTTGAACAGCAGGGCACCACGTTAACCAGCCAGGGGAATTCGCTGACCTCGCTGTCTAACCGCGTCGGTAAAACAGAGTCGGGTGTGGCCGCAAACAGCAACGCCATCACGGGCCTGCAGTCCAGCGTCAGCCAGCAGGATAAAACGCTGACCAGCCAGGGCAGCGCGATCGCTAAACTGCAGAACGACCTGACGACAACCAATTCAAACGTCAGTAAAAAGGCCGATGCGAGCGCGGTCACGGCGTTAACCAACCGGGTATCCGCGACGGAAGGCAACCTGACCACACAGTCTGGCCAGCTGACGATGCTGAAAAACACCCTGGCTGAAGGGAGCCTGATTAGTAACGGCGGCATGGATGTGGATCTGTCGTTCTGGGAGAACTCCGGTACCGGCTCGGCATTCACGTATGATGCAGGTGAAAAAGCGCTGAGAACGACAACCGGCTCTGTTCGGGTTGCCAACGTGACGCGTATCCCCGCTGAGGCCGGGCTGACGCTTACCGTCTCATTTGAGTACAAAACATCGGAAACGATGAACAGCGTATCGTCTGATACCGTTGGTGTGATAACTGATTTGGGCAATCCTGTCGCCTGGCTATCCTCAGAATCCCCGTGGCTGAGTGGCGTGACGACCAGCTGGCAGACGAAAACCGTGGAGCTGACCATTCCGGCAAACTTTACCGGGAATTATGTCTATCTGCGGTTTGCCGCCGGGGGCTGGGCACCGTCAAACAGTGCGCGTCTGTATATCCGTAAAGTCGACGTTTTTTCGTCGACCGGGGTGTCGAAGAAGGCAAATGCCTCTGCCGTGACTGACCTGACCAGTCGCGTTGACTCAGCGGAAGGGAAGCTGGCCAGCCAGAGCCAGGCAATCACAAAGCTGCAGAATGACCTGACCACCACGAACTCGAATGTGAGTAAAAAGGCGGATCAGAGCGCGCTGACGTCACTGACCGGGCGAGTGGAGAAGACGGAAAGTGGTCTGACTGCAGCGAACAGCAATATCACTTCCCTCAACAGCTCAATTAGCGCCGCAAAAGCAGCCGGGGATGACTATATACCTAACCCGGCATTTGATCCTTCTTACGACCGCATGGGGTATGACGTCGTATCATCCGGCGCTGCTGGCGTGCCCGGGGATTGCCCGTTTGCGTACGTGGTTCGTCTGGCAGGCCGCGATCATGTCCCAAAAATAAACAACATTGCTGTCACACCGGGTGATGTCTTCGAGATGTCGGCCCTGGTAGCCTGCGGCGCCGGTCAGGCCGATTTTAATCTCTATATCGCCAGCGGCACCTCAGCGACAGAAGGGGTTAAAGCGAGGCTTTCTGGCGGTAACACGAAAACCACGGCGGCCTGGAAGCGTGCAACATGGCGTTTTACGGTGCCGTCCGACACGAATTTCCTGCACCCCTTCCTGCAGGTTAACCAGAGTTCACCCTTTGGTACGGTCTGGTATGCAGCAGACTGGCATCTGCGCAACGTTACCGCAGCGAACCGCGCACAGAAAACCGCCGATGCCACCGCGTCAGCAGTGGATACCCTGACCACGAAAGTCACCCAGCAGGGCGATACGTTGTCCAGCATCGGGAGCCGGACGACGGCGCTGGAAAACGGGCTGAAGACGACAAACAGCACCGTCAGCCAGAAGGCGGACGCGAGCGCTGTTCAGACCCTGCAGAACACGGTGACGCAGCAGGGCAAAGACATTACGGCGGCGAACAGCGCGATAACGAAGCTGACCAGCGACCTGTCGACGACGAATGCCAATGTCAACAAAAAGGCGGATGCGAGTGCGCTGCAGACGCTGCAAAACACCGTGGCGGAGCAGGGCAAAACGCTGACAAGCCAGGGCAGCAGCCTGACGCAGCTGAGTAACAGCCTCAATGAAGCTGTTGCTGATGCGGATGCCTCCCGGGCGATACCCGGCAACCTGATTTCCAACGGGTCATTCGAGCGCGGCCAGGCTGCGTTTACTGGCTGGCAGTCAGCGACGTCAGTCATAACGGCATTGTCACCGTACAACGGCACCCGAATCCTCAAGGTGGTGCCGGGCAGTAACGTGGTCTCGCTGCTTCAGAAGATTTCGTTCATAAAGGATCGCACCTACAAAATAGGTGTGTTCACGCGAGTTTCAGGTGGCACGACAATGCCGTCAGGCGCTGCCGGAAATAACAAGCTGCGCATCGGTGAATCCGGCGGACCACTGAAAGAGGTGCAGTTCAATCCCGCGACGCTGCCGACAGGCTCTGTCTGGCAGGAAATTTCTGGCACATGGAAGGCGACGAAAACGGCAGTCCTTGACGTCTCCATTATGGTACTGCTGGCGACGGGTGAGCAGTATTTTGATGATTTCTATCTTATTGACGTGACTGATGAGACCAGTATTGCGGCCAGCGCCACTGCCATCAGTAATCTGACCAACCGGGTAACGAGCGCGGAAGGGAAGCTGGAGAGTCAGAGCAGCAGCATCACGAAACTCACGAACGATCTGGCCACGACGAATGCCACAGTTAACAAAAAGGCGGACGCGAGTGCGCTGCAGTCGCTGCAGAGCACCGTGACAGAACAGGGCAAAACCCTGAGCAGCCAGGGCAGCAGCATCACCAGCCTGCAGAACGGGCTGACGACCGCGAACCAGAACATCGCGAAGAAGGCCGACGCGTCAGCCGTCACCTCGTTAAGTAACCGGGTTACCGAAGCCGAAGGGAAACTGACAAGCCAGAGTAACAGCATCACGCAACTTCAGGCATCGCTGATATCCGGCAGTCTGATAGCTAACGGGGGGATGGAATCGGACCTTTCGCTATGGGTGGATTCCGGCACCGGCTCCGCGTTTACGTATGATGCCTGGGAAAAGGCGCTGAGAACGACGACAGGCTCCATTCGTATAGCCAACCAGACCCGCATTCCGGTTGAGCCAGATACGAAATTAACCGTTACGTTTGAATTTAAATCCTCAGAGGCGATGTCGAATATATCCTCTGACTCCGTTGGGGTTATTTCTGACCTGAATAACCCCACCAGCTGGGTGGTATCCAGTACATCATGGTTAAAAGGGATAACGACCAGCTGGCAGACGAAAACCGTGGAGCTGACCATTCCAGCAGATTTTACTGATAATTTCGTCTATCTGCGGTTTGCAGCGGGCGGCTGGGCGCCTTCCACCAGTGCACGACTTTTTATCCGTCATGTAGTTGTGTTTTCATCAAATGGCGTGGCGGGTAAAGCCGACGCCAGTGTCGTGAATGATTTATCGTCAAAGGTTACTGAGCAGGGCAAGACGCTGGCCAGCCAGAGCCAGGCGATCACAAAGCTGCAGAATGACCTGTCGGGCACCAACGCGAACGTGACGAAGAAAGCCGACGCCACTGCCTTAAACGCGTTATCTAATCGGGTAACGCAGACGGAAAAGGATATCAGCAGCCAGGCTGACAGCATTACCAGCCTGAACAGCTCGCTGAATATTAATGCCCGTAAAGGCTCAAACCCGTGGCTGGACGGAACGTTTGAATCCTACGACGCAAACCACAACCTGGGTGGGTCAGCGCGAGTGGTCACCGGGGTCAGTTACTCGGGCGGCAAATGTATGCGCGTTTCGCGCGCACAGAACACGACAGGCAACAGCGATGATTTAATCGGCTCACGCCTTGCCATTCGCGATACGGCAGTATTCAGGGTTGAATTCTGGGCGATGATGCCTGCCGGAGAAAACCCGTCCAGCGGCTGGGTCACTGTCGTCGGTCTCAACGTCCAGAATGATGCGGGTGCGAACTCATGGCTGGGGGCAGCGAATGTCAGCGAATCAGCGCTGGCCGGTCGTGACAAATGGGTTAAATTTTCCGGCTATGCAAAAGCCACAGCGAAAGGCGCGACGCGCGCAGTGGTCTGGATCTCCACGCGCGGAGCGAACGGCAGCAATACGCCAGGCTATAACCTGTATATCGACGACCTGGTTATCACCGATGTCACCGATGCTTACAATGCGCAGGGCACAGCAGACGCGGCGGCCTCTGCGGTTGACTCCCTGACCACGAAAGTCACCCAGCAGGGCGATACGTTGTCCAGCATCGGGAGCCGGACGACGGCGCTGGAAAACGGGCTGAAGACGACAAACAGCACAGTCAGCCAAAAGGCGGACGCGAGTGCCGTTCAGACCCTGCAGAACACGGTGACGCAGCAGGGTAAAGACATTACGGCGGCGAACAGCGCGATAACGAAGCTGACCAGCGACCTGTCGACGACGAATGCCAGTGTCAACAAAAAGGCGGATGCGAGTGCGCTGCAGTCGCTGCAGAACACCGTGACAGAACAGGGCAAAACCCTGAGCAGCCAGGGCAGCAGCGTTACGTCCCTGAATAACAGCATTGTGGCCACCCAGCAGGATGCGGACGCGGCAAAATCAATGCCCGGCAACATGCTGGCGAACAACTCGTTCGAACGCGGTTTTGACGGCTGGAGTAACTCCGGCTGGAGCACGCTGGCAGCGCAGAACCCGAAGTCCGGCAAATACATCATTCAGGCCACGAAGACATCCAGCGGCTCAACGGCCTGTGACCAGGTGGTGAAGCTGACGGGTGGCCAGACGTACCGCGTGGGTGCCTGGGTGCGCAGGTCTGCCGATATGGCCATCAGCAATGCCAGCAATACCAAAATCAGCATCCGCAATAGCTCAGGGCCGCTGAAAGATATTACGATCCCGGCCAGCGTCGGTACTGCATGGACTTATATCAGCGGCGACTATAAGCCGACGGCAGACGCAGAGCTGATCATCTCTCTGCGCTCCAGCCTGTCTGCTGGTTATCTGTATCTGGACGATGCATTCTGCATCGATGTCAGCGATGAGGTGGCCAATACCGTCAACGCTGCAGCCATCAGTTCGCTGACAACGCGCGTGACCAGCGCAGAGGGGAAAATTACCTCGCAGGGGCAGCAGCTCACCAGCCTGCAGAACAGCCTCGGAAATAAAGCGGATGCCAGCGCGGTCAGTTCGCTGACGACGCGGGTCACGAAGGCTGAAGATAAAATCGAATCAACAGCCAGCAGCCTGACCAGCCTGAACAGTACCGTCGGTACGTTATCCTCGACCGTACAGGCCCAGGGTCAGACGCTGGCGGATACAAACGGCAAGGTCAACTCGATGTACTCCATCAAAGTTGAATCAAATAACGGGAAGAAGGTAGGCGCCGGGATCGTGCTGGGCAGCGATGGTTCCACAAGCGACATGATCCTCTATGCCGACCGTTTCTCGCTGTTTAACCGCAACAGCAAGACTGCTGTGCCGGTGATGATTGCTGAAGGAAACGAGCTGTACATTGATACCGCCCGGATTAAGAACGGTTCGATCCAGAACGCCAAGATTGGCGATATTCAGTCAAACAACTACGTTGGGGGCAGTGAGGGCTGGCGCATCACTAAATCGGGAGCCAGCGAATTTAATAATGTTGTCGTGCGTGGGGAAGTTCATGCAAACAGCGGAAAGTTCACGGGTCATATTGAAGCAACCAGTGGTACGTTCAAGGGCAAGCTGGAGGCGCAGGAATTTATCGGGGATATTGCTATTGCCCGTCGCTACGATGATATGGCATTTCGTCGTAACAACAGGGTGCGCCGTAATATTTACTATCAGAATCGTGGTTATGGAATGACCGTTGTTCTTTGCTGTACGTTGCTAATGGAGTCGCCGGGTATTGATAGAAAATATGGCTACACGGTGGATGTTGTGTTTAATGTAGGAGGGCAGCAGGTCACTCGAAAATACCAAATGATGGGTGATAACGGATTTACAGGGACCATTGCACAGGAATTTCGATTTGCAGCTAACCTCAACGCGGACAATAACAAAGTGAGTTGCTTTGTTGAGGCCCATGGAAATGACGCCAATTTTGACTATAGCTGCAGGGTGGAGAACATCACAGCAATGGCATTCCGGACCAGTAGTAGCAGCTTCAGCTAATACGAAAAGGGGCCATACGGCCCCTTCTCATGTTTCTTTGCATCGGTATTGTTGGGTCATTTATAAAAATCCTCCTGCTGGTTAAGGTTGCTCTCCTGCGAACCGTATGCAAAAGCCTGCTGGTTAGCAATTTGCTATTGAGGCAGTGTCATGACTGAAAATTTTTATCCTCGCACTGTTCGCAAAACCATCAATCGGTTAAGTCATTAAAACCTTTTAAGACTATCCACAATCATTACATCAATACCTTACAGCAATAACGAAAATTGATAGGTAAAACCTATATTGATATGTCGCTGAGTTGAAATTACTGTATATATAAGCAGTATTTATGTGAGCGAGTTTATTATGCAGTTTTACACGCCCGTTGAGTTACGTAAGATCATCCTGATTCCGTTGTTCAGTGACCTTGTGCAATGTGGTTTTCCGAGTCCAGCGCAGGATTATGTTGAGCAACGTATTGACCTGAACGAGTTGTTAGTTAACCACCCCAGCGCGACGTATTTTGTCAAAGCTGCCGGCGATAGCATGAAGGACGCCGGGATCGGGGAGGGAGATTTACTGGTCGTGGATAGCTCACGAACCGCAGTCCATGGCGATATCGTGATTGCCGCTGTGAACGGGGAGTTTACCGTTAAGAAGCTGCAGCTGCATCCGCGGGTTCAGCTTAACCCAATGAATCCTGCATATTCGCCGATAGTCGTAGGAAGCGAGGATACTCTCGACGTGTTCGGGGTCGTTACTTTCATCATCAAATCGGCTGGCTGA